TCGGCACCCAGCAGCTTCGGAAAATCGTTATCTATAAACATTTTAGAATTTCAGCTAGGTTTGCTGATTGCGAACACAAAATTGTGCTCAGTTTGAAACTGGAAATTAAATTCCATTAAGTACAATTATACTTACCCTTAATAAACGAGATTATATAAGTTTTTATTAAACTATGACGTTTTCTTGTCCGCGAGTTGTATATCCATTTAATTGATTAGCCATAGAATATTGTGCTGAAGGGACAACTCCTATTCTATGCATTGGTGTTACATATCCATCTGCAGGTTGTAAATCAGATTCACTAGCTTTAGCCATCTCTTCTTCCATAGCTTGAGTAGCCATAAAATCTTGTGCCATTTTCATAGCTTTTTTTGCTTTTTTCTGATCCATTTACTTTTTCTCTTTCTTTGATTTTAAGATAGGCTGACCTACAGGTAACTGACTTAATCCTGCTGCTGGTAAATATTGTGCTAAAAACATTTGCTCCTGACTTCTAATAAAATCTTGATTTCTTTCTGCAGCAACCATATTTTGTGGAGCTAATAAACCATTAGCTGGTAGAGGAGATCCAGGTAGATTTAATTTTAAATATGAAGCATCTAAATCCGAAGGCATCTTTGATCCTTCCACAATTCTTGTATCACCTTCACGCATTCTTATATTTGCATATTCATCTCTATTTCCAGCTGCTAATTGATTCATGGTATCAGTACTACCAAATCCAACTAACTGAGGAGAACCTATAGGTCCACCAGCAGTTCCTATTCCTTGTAAAAACTGATCTGCCTTTTCAGAAGTACTAGCTTTTTTCTTTTTCATAGTTAAAAAATAAAATGGGGTGAAATTTTAAAAATCACCCCTTTTTTAATTATTCCATTACGAGAAGCTTCTCACGGAATACTTGTGGATTCTGCTGTGCAGCATTTAAGTATCTCCAAGCATTTTGTGGATCTCTATCGGCTGCTCCACCGAAATCTTTCCAGAAATCACCTGCATTCGCTGGTGCTTGAGGCTGAGGAGGTACAGGCATTTGAGGGCGTGTTGGAGCCTGTGGCTGGGCAGCTGCTTGATTCTGCATTTGCTGTCCTGCATAGTTTGGAGCCTGTGGATAAGCTGGAGCATCATCTTCTACTGGATAAGGTCCGTTCTCGCCAAAAAATTCGCAAGTATAATCAGCTAACACATCTGGATCTGTAAGAATCTTCTCATATGCTTTATGCTCTGTTGACATTTCCTGTAATAAGCCAACTGCTTCTTGTAACTGCTGATTAGTTTGAATTAATGAATCTTCAATCTGACAAGCATAATTATTAAGAACTGCTGGAGCATCTGCACCAAAGTGATTAATTACTTCAAGACTTTCCTGACTTACCCCGTTTGCTAGGAGTTGCTCGTTGGTTATCTCCTGAGAAGTTTGGGAATAGTTGTTGGAGTATCCCTGGCTGTTGTTGTTCGAAGGCGTATAAGTCTGCTGACCCGCGTTGTTGTATGGGGTTGTTTGTTGGTATCCGTAATTGGCCTGGTCTGCTGTTTGGGGCTGAGTCGATTGTTGACCCAGGGACGGGAATTGGACTGGAGAACTCAGGAGTCCTACCACCCTGTTGAATGCGTCCTTGTATGGGTTCTCCGCTTGTGGGGCTGCCTGCTGTTGCTGGGGCTGATACTGTGTAGGGTTGTATTGGATTCCTTGTACCCCCATCTGGGCTTGAGCTACTGGAGCTGGTGCCTGTGTTGGTTGGGAAGGAGCCACCCATTGGGAATTCCCTGAAACTGCTGGAGCCTGAGCTGCTGTTTGAGGAGCCACGTAGCTGCTCTGCGGGGTCTGGGATGTCTGGGGTGCTGATTGGGTCTGCTGAGCGGTAGCGTCCTGCATAAGTTACCTCTTTTTGTAAGCTTTCTAATGTTCGATATAAGAATGGAGTTAAGTCCAATCTGGGATCAGCTGCCATCGGTAAGTTAGGCTGCTGAGGGTGTGGGGTTCGCATTTCCTGATTTATTAAGTCAATAAATGCGGAATATGCCCTTTGTACCTCACCTACCATTCTAAACGGAAAACCAGAAAGCATAGCTGCAATTTCATCGTCCGTTTTTGAAGGAAATAAGTACTTCAGTGCTTCTATACTATCAACCCCCAATTCTTGTAAGTTACGTGTAAATATAGATTGATTGAGTTTATCTTGAGCTGTATCTTCATAAACAGGACCCATCCATCTCCAAAGAACAGTTCTATCTCCATCAGGAGCTAGTCCTAATACACCATCTGGGATTTCTCTTGTTTCTACAGCTTTTTGTATTGCAGCTTGTAATTTTTGTTCGTATTTTATTTTTTGTTTTTCATATTTTTCTAAAATTTTTGGATCTTCTTCATTTTCTCCTAATTCTGGATATTTTATTCCTGAATTAAACGCTAAGGATTTTCTAAAAATTTGCTCTTCTTGAAAAATAATTAATTCGAAAACTCTGCAAATTCCATATTGATAAATTTGTAAACATTTTTTCTTTGCTGTTGCACTTACTCGACCATATGCAGATTTAATTTCTGTAGCGGTAACATTTGTAATACTTAAATCATCTATACCACCAAGAGCTAATCTAATTTCACTTCGTAACTGTTCTGAATATCTAGCTTGATCAGAACTAACAGCATTTGGAGTTATAAATCCTACTCGATCGGAAGGTTCTAGATTAGCAATTACTCTCGGTACTCTCATACCACTTCCTGGCCTACCTGTATATCCCGGTTGAGTTCTTGTTATAGGATCTTGTTTATAAGTAGAACTAAATAGATCGACATTTGAAGCAAAACCAGATTGGCTGGATATACTAGGTCTTTGTGCAGTTTCAGCATCGCTTTCTACAATGTCTGATTTGGGTCTAGAAGATAGAAGAGTTGGATTACCAAAGAATGATAAATTAGCTCTAATATTTTTAACCATTTCATCATGAGCAGTAATCTGATTTGCAATAAAATCAAATTCACCTGAACCATCAGTACCAAAAGCATCAGGATTGTTAAATACTTCAACACATGGAATAAATTCCATAGAATTTTCTACAACTTTTTTATCAAAAGTCGCAAAATTAATATTTTCTTGTTCAAATGTTATTTCTTGCTCACTATGGAATTCCTCTATTTCCGTAGCAGTTATTTTTAGTCTCATATATCTTTTATCTGTATTTAATCCAACACCAGCAAAACCTTTAGAAGATTTAACCTTATATGGATAAATAATAATTACTTCTTCTAATTCTCCTTCTGGTGAATAGTAGGTTCTGTAAGAATCTTTGTTAAACCAATAAATTCTGTAAGATTTTTTAGTTGGTCTTATATAAAATAATCCTTTTCCATATGCTAAAAATCTATCCCAAATTGCATCTAATCTTGCATCTAATTGATTAAATTTTATTACCTGTTGAATAAAATCAAATCTTTGGGTTCCAAAGTTATCTTGTTGTGGGTAAAACTCAACTCCTTGTCTTATCCCAAACATTTTCATTTGAGCTAAGTGAGCACTTACCAACATTGTGTCTGCTGTTCCTTTTCCGTCACGAGTTATGACGGATTTGATCATCTCCTCAAGAACAGCCTTGCTATTACTTTCGCTCATTAATTAGACCCTTGTGTTATTTGTCAATGTCATAACCAGCATGTAATCGTTTAAAAGTCATTACATCTCCTTCGACTTCTACATCAAACCTTTCATTTGGTTGTAGTGCCATGTCATGACATAGCTCATCGGGTAATGCAATCACTGCTGAACCATAAGCGTCTTGCTCTAGTTCAAGTTTGTAAAAAGAAGGTTCTGGCATTGTTAATACTTCTAGTTTAAATCCTCAATACTCTAACTCAAGTTTTCCGCGAGTCATTAACCCATTACATAGCCAAACTAATGCATCTACGCAATCATCATGTGAGCTAACTCCAAAATTTACTATTTCATCTGTCAATGCTCCAAATTTTCTATATTTATTAAAAATTATCTTTCTTTGCTCAAAAAGTCCCATAATTCCTCTAAATCTTGCAACTTTATCTCCTCTAAAACCTTTTACTGGATGCCAAATTAAATTATGCAATCCATGATCTCCTAAACATATTCTTTTAAAATCTGCTTCTAAAGAAGCTTGATATGCAACTGCTTCTGACCATACATGAGTTGATGCTCCTGTAGGAAAATAAGATTTTCCATCTTTGTAAATCACACCCCACTCTTCCATCATTTCCATTAAAAGATCTAATTTTTCTAAGTTTCCCATAACTCTTACCCTCTTACAATCTATGATGTGAATCTTATCTTTTACTCTTCCTCCCATTACAAAAACTGTGTAATCGTTACGTTCTCGAACACCTGCAGATAAATCAACTCCTACTCCTAACGCATCAAAATCTGTAGCAATAGTTCCTTTTACAATTAAGTCTGGTGATAGAGATAATTCACTTGTTTGTACAATTTGATTTTGATATTGAAAACTAAATGCAACAGGTGCAATTCTTCTTCTATCTTTTAAATAATCTAAAGACCACATATCAGGCCAGTAAGATATTTCTTCTCCTTCTTTATCAACAGTAATTGCAGATTGTACTATTTGTTTCCAACCATTAGCAGGTAAAAATGCTCTAGCATGTATATCATCGTGTCTAAATCTTGTGCCTAGACAAATAGCCCTTGCACCTTCAAACATAGTAGGAACAATGACGGCATTCCAATTATCTTCCATAGCTTGTCGAATATCTTTATTTTTAATATCATCAGAACTTTTTATTGCGTCATCAATAATACAAAGATGTGACCTCTTTGATGTAACAGCACCTTTCAATCCTGCACAACAAACACTAAATTCTTCTTCACCAGTTGATTTTATTCCTGCAAATTTCCAATCAATACTCCAATATTCATTTGAATTTATTCCCTTAGCAATCTTAACTTTCGGAAAAATTTCTTTGTAAATTTTACTTTCATCAATTATTCTTTTTATTGCTGCACTTTTAGGTCTAGCAACATCAACCGTGTAAGAAATATATAAAATTTTTAAAGGTAATTTCTCTGTAGCATGCACTCCTATTGCCCATGCTGTATATAAACCAAGAACTGTAGATTTAGCAGATCCTCTTGGTGCAAGAATATCAATATTAGGTCCTGCTATTCCTCTTAAACAAACACTGTCATCTCCTGTACATAGATATTTATGCCATTCTTTATGATGCTTAGCAGGAGGTTTTCCCCCTACAACATCGCAAAAATACGCAAAATCTTTTCGGGCTCTTTCTACATCAACATTAGAAGTTTTTTTAACAACTTGTTGTTTAGCAGCGGCTCTTGCTGTTCGTCTATAGACGCTATAAATACTAGTTCCTGCCATGAACGTAGCATAGCGTATTATGCCTTAAGTTTCTTCTTGTAGAATTTTTGTCCATACTCCCATCGATGCTTCTTGTAAAGGACCTTCTATTGGATCATCTCTGAAAATAGAAAGCATTTCTCTTAATGCTCTATCTGCACCTGCCAAGATTAATCCTTGTTTATCTGTTAAAACTTTTTTATCATCTAATTGTTTTATTGCTCCACGTAATTCTTTTTGTAACATTGCAATTCTTGCAGCTCCCATATCTTGTTTAACCATTCCCATTTGAATAGCTTCACGTAAATTTGCTATATCAACTTGCATGTTGTCTATCTCTTTTTCTAAAACTAAATGAAAATTTCTTTTCTTAAATTCTTTTTCAGACCATTCATTACATTCCACTACCGTCCCTTGGAATCCTAAAAATCGTGCAAATAAATATATCTGTATTGGAGAAGAGGCTTTTTTACAAAATTCAAGAAAGGATTCACGATCTTTATTAGTTAAAATCTGAATCCATTTCTTCATACTCTATATTGGCTTTGTGCCTGTTCGAAATCTCTATTCTCTTTATAGCGTCTAAACATCTCTCTTTGCAACTCTGTGGTTCGAGTTTCTTCACCTGTCTTACCTATTGTCTTTCTTTGTTCTTCACCTGTTGTCCCAATTGTTTTTCTTTGCTCTGTCCCTGTTGTCTCAATTGTCTTTCTTTGTTCTCCACCTGTTTCTCTAGTTAATGCTCTATCCTGTTCTCCTGCAGTCTCTAAACCTTTTCTGTATTGTAAACCAGTCTCTCCTATTTCAGCACGACGTTCTTGACCTATCACTCTTTGAGTAGCTCTGTTTTCTTCTCCTTGAACTTTTGTAGTTAACCTATTTTCTGCACCAGTAGATTGAGTACGCCTAATATCCTGATCAGCAAAAAATTCAGAATTAGTTCTATCTAACTGGGCACCCAGCTCCATATTTAGCCTTTGCTGTTTTCCACTTACTTCATTTAAAGCTGACTGACTGGCAAGAGCCTGAGTAGGAACTTGCGTAGTAGGAGCTGGTGGTGGAGCAGCTGGTGGATATATTATCTGTGGTGGTGGTGGGGATCCTCCTCCCATCATAACGGTTTACCTCAAGTAACTCTTCTAGTTTAAATTGGCTAAATCTCTAAGCTCCAGCAAATCTTCTGGCAATACCAAGACCTCCGAATTCATTAGCTGCACTTTGCTGAGCAGCTATAGCTTTTGCTCTCTCTGATTCTGAAAGTGAGGCAAGAGCTTGTTGCTGTTGTTTTGAAGCCATAATATTTTGAATATTAGATGGCATCATCTCTCTAGCCCCTAACATTGCTTTGTCTAGTTCTAATCTTGTCTTAGCAACATTTTCTAAATTTCTCATCCTAAATGGAAAAGTTAACTGTTCCATTGCAAATGAATCTATAGCAGCTTCTCTTCTTTGATTACGATTTATCTTATTTTGTTCTTCAACAATATCCTTTAGCACTGCCATGTTTTCTTGAATTCCCTCAGTAGCACTAGGTTCTACTCCAAACTTATCTTTAGTGTAGTCTTGAACTACTTTTTGTTGATAAGGTGATAAAACTCTTTGTTTTGGATCTTTTGAATCGACTACTGTTAGTCCACCAGTTTTATCATAATAATATTTCCCTGATTCATCTTTTTTAATTATTCCTCCTAATTTATCTCTATCTTTGGTTGGATCAAAATAATCTTGAATACCAGCTATAACTCTTGCAAATCTAGTCTTTGGTCTGTCTTTATCAACAATAACTTGTTTCCCACCAATTTTTTTTTTGAATATTTCTTTTCCTTCAGGTACATTTATAGGTACGTTTGAAAAACCTACACCTAACTCTGTTTGTAAATTTGTAGGTAAGTTAGTGCCATAAATATCTATTACATCTTGAGCAGTCGCATTGTCAGGTAATACAAATTGTTTATCTAGTTTCTTATCTTTTTTATTATTTTTAAGTTGATTTTTAAATAATTGACTTAGATTTACTGTATTACCAGTCGTAGTATCCAGACCTTTTATATCTGGAAACATAGTAGAGGTAACTAATTGATTGAAAAAATCGTCATTCATAATTAATAGTTATATCTAGCTGTTAAAGCTTGACCAGCTTGTTCAGAGGCTGTCTGACCCATATTGAGTGCAGCCTTCTGCATATTTTCAGTAAGGACAGCATTTGTAAGTATATTTTGTTTAATGCCTGCTCCTGTCATATCTCTTGCAAATTCATCTCTCTTAGCTTGCTCTGCAAATTTTCTAACAGTAGGAAGAGTTATATTCATTGCATCTCTTAAAGTTTGAGCATCTTTTACTGATCTTAATCTTCTACCTGCATCTAAACCTAATGGGTTTATAACGCTCAATGGATCACCTATTGGTGAAGCATATCCGTATGGAGTAATACCTGGAGGTATTGGAGCTCCACCAGCTGCCATACCCTCTCCTCCAACTGTGCCATATCCACCTAAACTAACTCCTGCTCTGCCTACATTACCAGCTCCTCCTGATAAACCTCCTCCAGCTAATCTACCAATACCTAAGCCTGCTGCAGCTGGTATACCTACTCCTGCTCCGATTCTTAATCCTTGACCAAGTGCTTGAGGTAACATCTGACCTTTAATTGCACCTTTAGCTGCTTGTGCAACTCCCCTGACAGGACCTCCAAAACCAACAGTAGATAATCCGCCAATTCCTCCACCCACCAAAGCAGCTCCAAGATCACCTTTTGCTATGCCTGGGGCTGCTCCACCAAGAACACCTGCCGTTCTTAATAGTAATGGTAATTTAGATGCACTACCTGCTTTTAGAAGAAAGGGGAGAAGTTTCCCTGCCATTAAGGTGCCACCAGTTGCAAGTCCCAGAACCATTTTATTTTTCTAATAAATCTTGTTATAAATATTTTAAATTAACTATTCTTTGCTTTTATGAGAAAAAACCAATTCCTGCACCTATTGCTCCTCCATGTGGAGTTCCAGATAACAATCCTTTACCTAATCCAACTGCAGCACCTGCAAACCTTTGGAAAAGAGTTTTACCTTGTGCCTTCTCTCCCGGTATAAACATTTGCTGATTAGGACTTCCTGGATTATAAATATTTAAACCTTTAGCAACTTCAGTAGAAAAATCTGAACCAAAGGTTCCAAATTGTGCAGATGGAGATCCTTGATTCTTTGCAAAATCAATCATCTTGTCTGTATCAGATTTTGCAAAATATTTAAAATAATCTCCTATTTTTTCCGTTAAAAAATTTTTACCTTTCTTGTCATCTTTATTAGTATCATCATTGTTATTATCGTCACCAACAGTTGTATCTACATTTTCTCCTAATGTTGACGTACCAAAATAATCAGCAGGATTATTCTTAAACCTTTCTTTGAGTAACTCATTTTTTTTTATATTTTCTAATACAGAATTGCTCATAAGATTATCCTTTTCATAATTATAAAATTAGTATGCACGTAAACCTGTTCCATATAACATTCTTCCAACGCCTATAACTTCTTTGTTAATAGCCTCACCAGCCTCTGTTATGAGTTGTTCGGCTTTAGCCTGATCTGTCAAAGAAACAGGTGACATACCGCCTCTTGCTAAATCTTGCTGCATTTGTGTTCCTGGGATTCTTGCCTCTTCTCTCGCGTAAGTTAAAGCCATTTCATGTCTAAATTTCTGTTCAGCTAATTGTTGTTGCATTAAAAACCTATCCGCTTCACTAAGACCAGTGCTTTGAGGCATTGGTTGACTATGGTCTGACTGCTGATCAAGTAAACCTGCACCTTGCATTAATGTTCCAAATGTAAAGGCTTTTCCAGCTATTTCTCCAGCTTGTGGTAAAACACTCCTAGAACTGCTTCTAAATAGTTTAGGTATCTGACTTTGAGCCATTCCAGGGGCTAATTTTTCTGCACCTAAATTTAAAGCTCCTTGAGTAGCGGTTTTACCTATTCTTCCTCCTACATTTAGGGCTGTTCCTAAAAAATCGCCAAGTTCATTACCTGCTAAACGGAAAAGATTTTTTGCAGCTTGTCCTCTTACCATTAGATTTTAGTCCCATCTTTACTAGGAAACTTCCCAGCAACATTTGAATCCATTGTAGCATTTCCATCTGTTGCGTTTTCTCCAAATACAGATCCCACTGTTGAATTATTTATTTTATCTACATTGTCAATTAAAAAACTTTCGTCATACTTTTTTACCAGTTCATCTGCAAACTGTTTATTACCTTCTGGCAATGTGTTATATAAAAAAGGTTTGGAGCGTTCTTCTAAAAATGCTCTAGCAGCATCAGCTGCTGGGTCGTCAAATTGTTGATAAAAAGTTTCTTGTTTTGGGTTATTATCTAAAAATTTTGCAACTAACAAATTAGGATTTGCAGGATTACCTAGACCAGCTTTGTTTGGTCCAGTAATGCCTTGTGATACAAAATTGCCACTACCCTCACGAATAGCCTTATCTTGTTTATCAAGTCGTTGATTTAGATTAACAAGTCTGACCATATTATGAATTATTTACCTTCGTAATGATTTCTTCTGCCTTTGTAATATCCTTCTCATCTGTGTCTTCTTTTTCAAATAAACGGACTTTTTCAGCAGCAGCAGCTGGTAACCAAGCTTTACCCATATGTATTGCAATTGCTTTAATTTCAGCTTGTGAAAGCTTGCCATCACCAACAGACTCAATTACTAATTCAAAAGCTGTATCAACTTGAGATCCACTCCACTTACTTATGTTTTTATCAAGAATTGGATCTATTATGTCGTAAGCTTTTTTTATTAGGTTACCATGTTTTAGAACAGCTAGTGCAAATCCATTAGTTTTAAAAAATACTGCCAAAGCCGTAATACCTGCTCCGAGTATGGCTGCAATAATTGGTTCCAAGAAAGTCATAAAATTTACCTTAATAATTTTAATTTAGCAAAGGTCACATCCCAATACTGCCAAATCCTTGTTTTCTTTGTTTAGCAATATTAAATAGCTTTCCATATGACAAAGCTCCTAACTCACCTTCTTTCTTAGATCCTATCGACTCTATAGTCTTTGGAGAGGCTACAAAATCAAATACCTGTGTATTTGCGTAGTCAGTAGGATTTGTTGGATCTTTCATAATGTTAAATCCAACTTGAGTATCACCATTTAAAGGTGTATAAGATATACCAACTGATTTAGGTAAACCTGTTTTACTATCAACCATACCACCAACTTGAATATCACTCCTTGCAACATCTGATGGATAATACTGTTCGGTCAATTTTGTTTTCATTCCAGATGCTCTTTGCTTAGCTGCTGTTTTTTGTTCTACTCTAGATCTTGCCTGTGATGCTTCTATAAGTTGCTGTTGAGAAGGACTTCCTGTTAATGCTTCAAATGTTGCCTGATCTTTACCTGCTAACTCATTAGGGCTAACCATTTTTCTTGCAATATTCATTCTCTGATCTTGAGTTAAATCCACACGACTTTTGGCTAATGTATCTAAAACACTTTTCATTTCTGGCGTAAGATTTGGACTTGGATTAGAAATAGGTTCTATAGTCTTTGCAAAAGGTTGTGATACAGCTTGATTTGTTTCGCCTGGTAGTGTTTGTGGATTATCACCTAATGGTGACGCTATTTGAAATGCAGTTGCTTCTAATTCTTCTTGCTGATTTCTATTCTGTAATACAGACAATAAAACAGGATCTAATCCAGGCTGGGTCAAAAATTTATCTACTTTTTCTGTAAGATTTGCAGGACCACCAATTTTAATTTCACCAGCTATTTCCATATCTCTGGATAAATTAGCTTCTATTTCCTCCACACTTTTCTTTGGGGTAAAATCCTGACCTTGAGTTAAATTTTCAGAAATTGTCTCTTCTGTTCCTATATCTCCAGCTTGTATATCAGTTCTTAAATTTTGCATTGCATTCGTTTGATTACCTACAAGAGGTTGACCATAGTTATCAGCTGTTGTTGAGTCTTCATTTAAATCAGACATTTGTATTCCACTGCCAGCCCCTTCCATCTGCATTCTGACTAAATTTTCTCGACCTTCATTCTTTATCTTTTCTCTTTTTGTTTTTTCTAATTCAATCTGCATTTTTTCTGACATTTCAGGTTGATTATTTCCCTGAACCTGCTCAGTTTCAGCTATCTGTTGTTCTTCACCTAGAGCAGGAGCAAGAGCAGCTCCACTGAATCCCATAAGTGCAGTGTTTCCTAAATTTTTTAGTAAATTTCCTGATTTTTCTAATAAATTTGGTTTTTTTGCAAAATTTCTCGTAAAATTAAAAACTTCTGGAGCCATTTGCATGCGTTGTTGAGCATTCATAGGTATTGGAGCACCAGTCATGCGGGAATATAGTTCGTAATCTCGTGGAGAAACAGGCATTTTATAACTTTTATAGATCTATAGACCTAATTTTAAGTTCTATACATTCATCCCCCTATCGAGCCTTAAAAAGGGTCAATTTTGGGAAAAAAAATCTTGAGACATCAGGCGAAGCCGTGAATTGTTACTTAGTGTGAACAAAAAAAAGAAATATAGGGGGTATTGTTGCAATTTATGACGGGTTGTTACAGAAATTTGTAGCAAAATAATTTTTTTATTGAGAATGTTAAACAAATATTAAATCAATTGTAAAAATATTACACGAATGTGATAAATGTTACAGGATTTTGCAGTACTGTCTTAAGGACAGTTCGCTGGACACAATAACAAATAGTTTTCCACAGGTCATTTTGTTACAGAGTACAACAAATTGTATCATTTTCCTGGTTTTTATTACAATTTGCCCCGATTTTATACAAAATATTGTACTTTTTGCCCTATTTTTGCCTCATAATTAGCTATTTAATTGAGATCAAAGGCCGAGAGGCGGCCATAAGATAAGTACTGGCGAAAGTTGTTGAAAACTTTTTTAATTTTTTTATTTCAATTTTTTACTCAAATTAATAAGTTGCTAAAAACTTCTATAAGTTTGCTAATATATTTATATAGAGTTTTAAACTCAATTAATCCTATTTATTAGAGGACTTTAAACAATGTCTACAAAACACACTGAAAGCATGAAAGCTTTCCAAAATAAGCATAATCTAAGCTTTCAAAACTTCTTTACCTTCACTAATCCAAAAATCGAGAAAAATAACAAGATTGAAGAAATTCCAACCGCCTGTCTTATGTTAATGAATACCTCAAAAGCTTGTCCTGCTGCGGGTTCTTGCCGTTCTGTGTGCCTTATGACTAGTGGAAATCCTATATATTTAGATGGAAAAATGAAATGCAGATTAAGAAGAAATAACGCCTTTATGAATGATTATCAAATGTTTTTAAGGTACTTAGTAATTAATTGTTATAGACATTACTTTAAAAGCAAGAATGCTTCAAAAGTGGCTTTTAGATTGAATGGGGTTTCAGATTATCCTTTTGAGTCTATTAGCGTTCAATTGACTCAAGAAGATACAGACTACATACAAAAGGCATTTAATATCTATATAGAGCCTATTAGATACGGATCAGTTATTGAAGCCGTTCAAAAGGGTTTAGATTTAGATAGAAATCAAGTACTTAGAAACTTTGTTCAATTCTATGATTATAGTAAGCGGATTGACAGAGACTTTAAAAAAGCTAAAGAACTAAATTATCATTTAACTTTGTCTCATGGTTCAAAGTTTGATACTTTCAAAAAAGCTTTAGAATTAAATCTTAACTACGCGGCCGCGTTTAATCTTAAAAAATCCCAACCATTGCCCAAAACTTTTAACTACCAAGGTAAAAAGCTAACAGTGATAGACGGAGATATTTCAGATTGTAGGTTTCTAGACATTAATTCAGATACTCATATCGTAGGATTAAGATTCAAAATTGTAGAGAATAAAGATAACGCTAAAAAATTAGAGTTTTGTATAGATAGTTATAAGGGTTAAGAGTGGATTTATTACCACTCTCAGAGTATTTAATCATCTATTGGTTTAAATGCTCTCAGAGTGGCTATAAATAGCTATCTCAATTAAAATTATTTTTTATTTATTATGAAAAAAGTTGATTACACTATTAAACAATTATCTATTTGTTTTAGTGAGAGAATAGGACATGATGTTAGACCTAGCCAATTAAGGATTAGAGGAAACTGGTTATTTTATAAATCAGATTTTAATGATTCTATAGAGTGTTATTACGCAAAGAATGCTCAGTATAATAGCGGTATTCTATGCTCTGAACCTTGGGATGATTGTAAACTCTCAGAGAGTCCTTTTATTCCTCATAATCAAGATAAAGTATTTAATACTTTAAAAAGATTAGATAAAGAATATCAAGAATATTTAAAAGAATACTCTTAAATTTAATCCTTTCCTTATGCCTTCCATAGTGTGGGCATAATGAAGGGTTTATATACCTTTCTTTGTACACTTATAGGTCAATTTATTTATGACTACATTAACCGATTATGGAGAGTGCTTTTTAACTGCCTTTCCCCACGTTCACATTAAAACAGTCTTACAAAGATATTTTAATAAAGAACATTTATACAATGATGATGGCTCTTTAAAAGAGCATATATCCAATGTTGAAGAAGAGACTTACAACTATGGTGGTACTGGTTACAAGTGCCTATGCCCTACTTTATTTGTTGAAATTGAGTACAAAATGGATGGAGTTCCTTACATGATTACTAAAGAGTATTGTTTGTATGAGGATGCCGAGAGTCTAGAAGAATTAGAAAAAATTAAAGACACTATCTGGAAACAAGACCCTAGTGAAGAATTAAATGCTGAAATGTTGGACGTTGTTAATGCCTTTCACAATGGCATGGGATGCGAGTGTCTAGACCATGACTAAGAAAGCTAACAAGATAAGGGTAAGAATTACCGCAGGGTGGGAGGATTTAAACTCCCTATACTCCACTATCGAAGGCCATGCCCACTTTAAAAACTTTCAAATTACTTTCAATAAAACTAAACAATGGAGGGATACCCCAATATTTGAACAGAATATTGAACTAACAAAATTTGAGGATAGGGAGAGCTAAACCCTAACCACCAAAAAAATATTCATAATCAGAAAGTCACCCATTATTCTGATGGAGAAACTTGCCCCAGCCTGGTATCAAATGATACACGTAAATTTTTTACAACTTAAAGCAACTTTTAGGGGCAAATGCTTGACAGTCAAACCCATCTGGGTATAGGCTAATTTTCAAAGGTTACACCACCTTATTTTTAAATCACTTTATTAGGAGATTACACACATGATGGAAAGAGGATTATTTTATTTACCCTGTGGGGATAAATTTTCTGACCTACCCCCCTCATTCGAGGGATGGTATAACCCCTCCCAACGATGGAACGGATGGTATGCCCCCTTATTTAATGAAGAGACATTCGACAAGATCTGTGCCTACTATGGCAATGAAAAGACTAATACAAAAGAGTCTATAGAAGAATTAAAAGAATACATGAATAAAGAGACTAGCAAGTCTGCTTATTCAGTATCTATGGAAGGTCAATTATATGATTTTGGTTCTTGCATATTATGTTGGGGCAATGAGAACGATGACTAAAAAATATATTCATAGATACAAACTTTCCTACACACAGATCTATAGCCTTGTAGGACATCAAGTTATGAGTGCTTACAACAATGGCAAAATAACTTTTGATGAATTCGATCAATACTTAATTACAGCAATACAGGAGCATAACAAAAATGGATAAAGAAATCGCACAATACATCAACACTCTTTTAGCCGATAGGGAAAGACTATTAGATGAAAGACAAGATGATGGTAAAGACTATGAATTAAATTTTGTTTTAAAACAAGAAACAGAATGGGAAAAATCAATTATTTATAAAGCTCAAAAATCTATGGATTATTTTATTGAAGAAGTGGAGGGTATGGAAGATGACCCTAATGCTGAATTTGATGCAGCTAGTTACACATAGGAGGAAATTATGAAAAGAAGATACATAGATGCTTATTACAACCTTAGATCTAACACTAGTATAGATCGCTTCAATAGGAATGAATGGAACAATACATTTGATGCTATTGATGACCTAGCTAGAGCGGATCTGGAGGAGCAACAACAAGTAAACCTAATCATTAAGGAGGACATCTAATGGAAGATTTAATTAATGAAGAAATTCTTGAAAGAATCTATGAAGAAATTCAAGAGGAATGGCCTGAATTATGCCCTAAAGATTGGACAGCATTGGCTGAACATAGATTCTCGGAGGGAGGTTAAATGAAACCAATGAAAGTATTAATTGCCTGTGAATATTCGGGCATAGTGCGAGAAGCATTCAATGCTAAAGGCCATGATGCATGGTCATGTGATTTATTACCTACAGATCAACCAAGTGGTAAACACATTCAAGGAGATGTCCTAAAAATTATCAATGATGGATGGGATTTAATTATTGCTCATCCCCCCTGTACACATTTATCTGTATCGGGGGCTAGTAGATGGGCTGAGAAAGTAGCCGATGGTAGACAGCCTGCTGCTATCAAATTTGTTGAGGATATATGGGATGCAGATTGTCCGAAGATCTGTATTGAGAATCCTGTTGGAGCATTATCTACTAGATCAAAATTAGGTAAGGCAACAGTCTACATCCAACCTTATGAATTTGGACACCCTGAGCAGAAGAAGACAGGCTTATGGCTTAAAGGACTATCCAAACTAAAGGGAACTAAATACATCGATGTCTCAGGGCTACCTGATAAGGAAAGACAGAGACTTCATTGGCTACCTCCATCAAAAGATAGATGGAAGATAAGATCAACAACTTTCCAAGGCATTGCAGATGCTATGGCTGATCAATGGGGCTAAACCTTTTGACCTGATTATTTAGTCATAAAACTGATCTTTGTACACTTTTATTTACACCAAAACTAATGGCAAACTACAGCACAATTTCAGAACAATTATGGTCTTTACCTGTAAAAGATTTACATAGGATTAAGGCTTCAATTTCTGACATTATTGAATCAAAAATCAAAACTTCTTTATATGTAGATCAAGAGGTCTATGTAGTTACTAAAAACAAAAAGGAAGAAGGAGTAATTAAGAAAGTAAATAAAACTAGAGCAGTAGTTTCTATAGAAAACAAACTACATGATTACAATGTTCCATTTGCACTAATCGAGGTAAAAAACTAATGAAGCAAGACGTATTACAGGATATTGCCTGCCTATCTTTTATGAGATCAGGAGGTCAAAAGTGGAAAGATGATTGTCTTAAAGCTATTGAATTAATTAAACAAGGAGATTTCGATTCTGATCTTAAAGAATTCAATCAAGATGGTGCTGATGTTGAGACAGTATCAGATTACATACTTCAAAAAATTAGGAGAACTAACAATGAACCAACATGAATTTTTAAAAGAAATCTACAACGATTTCTGTATAAAAAATAATCTACCAAGAGGTAGAGCAGATTATCATGATGATCTATTTGGAGGTGCATATCTCTCAGCCGAGGATTATTTAAATTCCAAAATTGGATTAACTTTACATCAAAAAAG